ACGTCTATTACGATGAATCTGCGGGTGCCAGACTCCACGCCAAAGGAAATCAAATTCCTTAACGTTGGTCTCATGGTAGGTAGACATAAGGTCCTGGGGAAGGTCGGATCGGATGATGATGAAGTCAAGGCTTCTCCTTTAGTCTCGGTGATTGACGAGGTTGTCAGAGGTAGTCTACCTGGTAAACAGGTGGACATCCTAAGAATGTACCTTTACAATCACGAGGAAGAGATTAAAAGAGAGGCTGGATCTCTGAATTTGTTCGTTCCGCGGGTGCTAGGCGGTCTAGGAGTCTCTTTGGTTCCTGGGTTTGAAGTCTACACGACCCCTTATCAAGAGCGGCTTGCCGTTCTTCTTAAGGAGAAGCAGAGAATTGTCCCCCTTGTTCTTCCGCTTAATAGCGGCCAGGTCATCGTTTCTTCTCCGTCGGAGAAGAAGGTAGACCCCTTCCAACTTGCTGTTGATGTCGAAACACAACGGTTTGAGAGGAAGGATCGTCTCGCACTTCCGAAAATTCGGAAACAGATGCTCTGGCCCCTTTGGGCCGAAGTTAAGGAACTAGAGGTCTCGATGGAACAAAGATCGGACTTCTGGGAAGGAGAATAGCAACCTCACCACGACCAGCTCATGTCGTTAAACCGAGCCGATCAGGAAAAGGAAGAGAAACCCTTTTCAAGTGGGTCTTGTTGGCAGGTATTTCACCTGTGCCCAAAACGTTGGAAGATTGTCCTCTGATCAAGGATTAACCTAGTTCTAGGCAAACTGGGGTCTACAATCGACTGTAAACACTTACGTGCTAAACAAAATGCCGAGAGACCGCACGGAGCAGCTCCACCCCAAAGCAACTGGGGGGTTTCCGCGTAACCTGATGTGCGTTACTGCGAAGAGGGATAGGTAAGCTAAGCTATCCACGGGAACCAGGAGTCCGACAAGATGAACGGTCCTTCCCCCTTACAAGGGTTGGAACCATCTACAAATTGTATAGACATGCCTAAATCAAAGACCTCTCAAAAGAATTCTAACAAGAATCCTAAGAGGCGAAATCTTCAGACGAAGAACCGTGCTCCAGTGGCCCTTTCCTTCAGTCAACCTCAACCGAAGTTCGAGGTTATGAAGCCTAGAAAGGGTGGGTGCGCTGCATACAGGGGAGTTGACTTCGTCAAGACCCTTGCAAGCGCGACTTCCGCCACGAACCTACAAGATCAAATGATTGAGTTGGGGATTGGTGCTAGTACACCCCTCTTCCCCCGACTGCGTGCAATCGCGCAGGCCTTCCGGAAGTATTACTTCCACCGACTCCGACTTATCCTGGTCGGGCGTTCCGCTTCTACTCAGAAGGGGAACATCGGTTTCGCCACTCT